TGATCAAGCAGTTCACCGTATGCCTTGGTCTTTTCATGGATCAGGTCAAGCTCCTTTTGATCCATTTCAATACCGCGCTCCTGAGCAAATTTGCGGTATTCCTCAGTACGCTGATATTCCTCACGCAGCGCAGCCTGCTGACCAGCTGTCTTGCCCAACAGTTCAAACTCAAGTGCCTGCTTGCCCAACAGGTCATCCAGACCCTCAGTGCGCTTGCGCAGGGCGTCGGCTTCTTCCTGATTGATCTTGTCGCGCTCACGCTGAACCGCCTGACTGATGGCGCGGTCACGATCAGGGCCTTTAACTAGGTTATTTGCCTCAGCTTCAGCCCGCGCCGCCGCCAAACGCTCCTCATCAGTGCGCGCCCGCTGGCGCTGGCGCTCAGCGGCTATGCGGTCATCTTCCCGTTTCCAATCTCGCTCACGCCGCTCATTGAAGCCCTTCACCTCACTGTCAGACATGCGCTCAGAAGCAAGCCTGTCACGGATAGCCTCAGTGGCCCTGAACTGGGCTATGCGGATCTGTTCCAGCAGGTTCAGCAGGTTGACGAGTTCTTTCTCAAGCGCAATGGCTTCATTGGCTGCCTGCTGATAGCCGTTCAGCTCCCCGGTCAGGCGTATTTCATTATTGATCTGGCGCAACAGGTCAGGCGTGAGTTTGCCCTCGGCAAATGCCAAAGTCAGTTTGTTGATGGACTCTTGGAACGGTGCAAACTTGCCCGTTACAGTCATGGCCTCGTTGCCCAAGAGAAGTATGGAGTCGCGTAGATTTGAAAATGCTGCCGGGTCCAGCGCCTTAGGTAATTCTTGCTGGAAAATGCGCTCCACATCTTCACTGAATTGCTCAAGTTCAGTACGGCCTTGGCGCGATGCCTCTATCAACTTATCTATGGCGGGCTTAAATACCGCGAAACCCTCACCCATCGCTTTCATGGTTGCCGGATTGGGGCCAGCACCACCCATGATGCTAGTCATCCAACCATCTTCTGAGCGCAAGCCGCCTATGGTTGATTTGGTCAAATTTTCTATTTGCTGCTGTATGCCCTTGATGTCCATGCTGATCATGGCCTTGGCAAAGTCCTGACCGCCTGATGAAAATAGCACCTTGGACTTTTCACCAGCCGAACCGTAGGCTTCACCGAGCAGCTTGACCGACTCGGTATGCTGTTTCATGGCCTCGTCAAGGGTTTTGGTGCCCTTCTCAGCACCGGTCAGCCACTGGTACATGGCCGCGCCCACACCTACTATCAGCATGGGTAGCAACGTTGCAGGCTGCACCATGGCCATAAGGCCGCTGGCCATGCCCTTCAGGCCCGCACCAATGCCCCCGGCCCCCTGAAAGTTCATAGCCATCTGGCTGCCCTGCTGTAGGGCGATCATGGCCGGGCTCATGCCCATGGCAGCGGTAACAGCGATGTCCTGAAACTGGTACATCATGTTGTTCTGCATGGCGCGGTTGCCACCGCTTTGGTTGGCTGCACCGCCTGTCTGCCCTGACGCTGCCGCCTGCGCCTGCAAGCGCCTATAGGCTGCCGTCTGCTTGTCTATGGCCGCAGCCATTTCAACAGTGCTAAGCGCCCCCAAAGCGTTGGCCCGCTGTATCTCAGCCAGCGCCTGTGCATGCTGCGCCTCAGCCGCCGCCAGCGGCACGTACTTCATGCGCAGCTGATCTAGCTCACGCCCCAGCTTCTCAATACCGGGGATGGCCTGCCGCATCTTGTCAAAGTCAAAGCTTGGTCCCAAAGCCCCACCGCCGCTCTGACGCTGCACGGCCTGTTCAATTTTGCGAGCATACTCCGTAGCAGTGTTGCCCGCCTGTTGCAGTTGGGTGTTGGTAGTCTGGGTGAGCTTGGTGACGGCCTGTTCAGCCCGCGCCGCTGCCGGTGCGATCTTGTCAAGGTCTGCAACGGCAGCGGGGATGTTGCTGGTGTTGATCGTAATGCCAAGTTCAGGCATAGGTGCTTATCCTGTCAGTTGGCTCACTACGATTGTCATTGACGCCGCCGAACAGCGCGTCAAACAGTTCAGCGGTCAGAGGCAGATTGGTGACTTCAGTATCGGCTTCTGGCTCATCCTTTTTACTGTTGATGGCGCTGATATAGGCTTTGTCCATTTCCATCAGCAGTCTAAGCTCCGGCTGGCCCAACGTGCGCTGCGTCAGGCGGCACCACGCCTCTATTTCAGCATACTCAAGGCCCAAGGGCCCTGAGAAACCGGGTCGCCGGGTCCAACACAATTCCCGGAAATACCCAAACACATGATCAGCCGCTTCCGGCATTACTGGCTTCTTGCCAGCAACCCACGCTTCTATTCCTCTACGGCTTCTGTATTCCAGAACCCGAAAAAAGCTGAGCGCCGTCCAGCCCTTTCCGCCACCTGATCACGTATGAATGGAAACCGCTGATAGAGGTTGAAGGCGTTTTCCTCAGTCAGTTCATATATGCCGCCATCCAGCTTGAACTCATTCCAGCTGATGGTGGCAACGGCCAGACCACGTGTCTGCCGGTCAAACAGTTCCGCCGGGCTCAGCGGGCTGGGGTCATCAGACGCCAGACGCTCAGCCGCCATCTTCTCAACGGCCCGGCGCTGGCGCAGGCTGTCAGGCCCGGCCACCTTGATGATGATGCCCAGCTTCTTGCCGTTGGGGTCACGGATGTCTACGTCAACACCCGCTTCCTGAGCCTGTTGCAACCCGTCATAGCGTGACAGGTCAAAACTACCTACGTCGTTCATAGAACCTCCTCAAACAATCAACTAGCTGCAACAGCCACGATGTTTGAGTTGATCTCCACCGTGGCGTTCAGCGTCTGAACGGTATTTGCACCGCCGCCTGCCTGTTGGGCAGACATGACCAGACCATAGAACAATCGGGTGGAATTGACAGTGGTTATCTTGTCGTTGAGCTCCACCTTGAACGCGTAATTGTCATAACTGCCCGCCGCCGTCAGCAATTTCTGCTGGCCAGTGTCAGAAACATCGGTGGCAAACGTGTTGGCCATGGACCCCGCGTTCTTGGTGCCCTTCTGCTTCTTGGTGCGCCCCTCACCGATCAGGTCAGTGCTGATCAGCTGGGCAGCGTCACCATAGGCACCCATCTGAGTCCATTTCTTGATTTCAAGCCAGACCACGCTGGTGAAATCCCCAGCCACAACGTCAGCCGACTGCTCTGGGAACAGATTGGTGCTGATGTAAATCTTGCACCCGGCAACAGGATATAGAGCCATTTCAGATACCCTTTCTTACGATGCCGGATTGACGGCGATGTTACTGTTTATTTCCACCGTGGCATTCAGGGTCTGCACGGTATTGGCCCCGCCACCTGCCTGCTGGGCAGTCATGACGATGCCATAGAACTCACGGACGCTGTGCAGCGTCTGTGCCCCGGTTTTGTCGTTCAACTCTATCTTGAACGCGTAGTTGTCGTAACTCTGGCTGGCCGCCAGCAACTTGATCTGGCCGGGGTCAGACACATCGCTGGCAAAGGTGTTGGCCATGCTGCCAGCGTTCTTGGTGCCCTTCTGCTTCTTGGTGCGGCCCTCACCAATCAGATCAGTGCTGATCAGCTGGCTGGCATCACCGAAAGCGCCCATCTGGGTCCACTTCTTAACTTCAACCCACGTCACGCCAGCAAAGCTGGCATGCGTCACGTCTGTTGAAAGTTCAGCGAAGAGCGCATTGCTGATCCAGAGCTTGCAACCGGCCACCGGGTAGAGTGCCATAACGGTATTCCTTTCCTCTTAAACTGCCACCGTCTCAAACGGCACAGTCACCGGAGTTCTCCAGCGGTCGCCGTCTACATAACCCCCGGCCACCCGTGGCCGCGCCGTGATGCGCACCTTGGCTGTACCGGAAGTCAACACCTGCCCGTGAAAGTGCTGGGCAAGGGTACCACCAATTTCCTGACTATCCACCTCACCACCGTTCAGCGGGCTTAGTATGCTGATGCCCAGCACACCCATGTGACGGTTCTCGTCCCTGCTGTCTATGACCACCTGCGCGGGCGTGCCGGGGCTGTAGCTCACCACCACGTACTTGTCAGCCTTGGGCTTGCCTGCCGGGGGATACTGTGTGTTGCCCCAGACAATGGGATAGTCACCCGCCCATGCATCAAGGTGGGTCAGCAAAGCATCCAGTATAGATTTCTCAGGGGTCATGCGAACGCCAACTCCCCGGCTAGCTTGCGCTGGTTGCTCTCAACAATTCTGGGCCATTGCTGCACCGCCAGATCCACAAAGTGACGGCCCGGCTGGTTGTAGTTGCGGCCAAGGCTATCGGTACCGGTAAAGCCGTAATTCTGCCGCGCCGCATAGATGGCGATGAAGCCAAATGACATGCTGGTGCCCGGTGTCCAATTGGCAATCAGCGTCTCAATGGCCGTGGCGTTGCCCATCACCGGGCCGCCCTTGCCAGTGGCGCTGGGGTCC